CTGACGGTGGTCGTGAAACGGTTCTCGGATGTCGATAATCCTACCGGCTAACGGCTGGGCTCCTCGCCACTACCAAAGCCCAGCGTGGGCTGCTCTGGAGGGCGGCTGCAAGCGGTTGGCGCTTTCTTGGCATCGAAGATCGGGGAAAGATGACTTGAGTCTGCACTGGGCAGCGGTCAGCGCCATGACCAGAGTGGGCGGCATCTGGCACATGCTCCCCCAAGCCAACCAGTCCCGTAAGGCCATTTGGGATGCGGTGGACCCGCATACCGGGCGGCGGCGCATCGACGCTGCATTCCCGCCCGAGCTTCGAGAATCGACCCGCGAACAGGACATGTTCATCCGGTTCAAGAACGGTTCGACTTGGCAGGTCGTAGGCTCGGACAACTACAACAGCCTCATCGGTTCCCCGCCCATGGGGGTGGTGTTCTCCGAGTACGCGCTAGCCGATCCGAATGCCTGGGCGTTCCTGCGTCCCATCCTCGCGGAGAACGGTGGCTGGGCGATTTTCATCTCGACACCTCGAGGTCGCAATCACTTTGCCCGTTTGGTGGACTACGCCCGGAAAGACCCGGAGTGGTTCGGTCAGGTGCTGACGGTCGAGGATACCAAGGCCATCTCGCTCGACATCATCCAGCGAGAGCGCAAGGAGCTGCGGGTCGAGCGCGGTGAGAAGGAAGCCGAGGCCATCATCCGGCAGGAGTATTACTGCGACTTCGATGCTGACATCCCCGGAGCGTACTACGGCGATGCCATCCTCAAGGCCGAGCAGGGCGGCAGGGCTGGCGAGTTCCCGCACATTGTCGGCCAGCCGGTCGGGACGGCGTGGGACATTGGCATCGGTGACTCGACGGTGGTCTGGTTCTACCAGTTCGTCGGTCACAAAATCCGCATCATCAACGTCCTCGAAGGCTCCGGCGTCGGGCTTGAGTGGTACGCGAAGAAGCTCCTCGCCATGGACTATGTGTACGGTGACCACATCTGGCCGCATGATGGGGCGGTGAAGGAGTGGGGTTCTGGCAAATCCCGGCTCGAGACAGCGGCAGGGTATGGCCTCAAGCCACGGGTGCTCGAGGCCGACTCGGTGGACGATGGCATCCAGGCGGTGCGCCAGATGCTGCCGGTGGTCGAGTGGAACAAGGCTCCCGACCCGTTCCCCGGCGAGAGTGCCGAGGACGCAGCGGCTCGCATGACCCGGGCGATGGATGCCATTCGGCAGTACCGGCGCGAATACGACGACCGGCTGCAGCGGTTCAAGGACAGGCCGCTCCACGACTGGACAAGCCACTATGCCGATGCTCTGCGGTACCTTGCCAAGGGTCGCAGACCGTTCCGTGGGACGGTGCGACGGGGTGCTCCGGGGGTGGCGGTAGCAGATTACTCGGTGTTCGGATAGACTCGCGCCAAAGTCTGCCGCGAGGTGCGCCATGTCCGGTCTGTTCAAGCCCAAGATGCCCAAGATCGAGCCGCCCCCGCCTGCTCCAGAGATGGACGTGGCGAAGCAGCGCGAGATCGAGTCCACCCGTATGCGTCGGCGGCGCGGTCGCGCTGCCACGATGATGTCCACGCCTGACACCAGACAGGCTGGCGGGGTGGCGACGACGAAACTGCTGGGCGGCTGATGGCTACCAAGAAGATCACGCAGTTCAGTTCGCTCGCGCAGACTGACCTCGACTCGCCGGTCGATGTCCTGCCGATCGTCGATGTCGGCGCAGGCGAGACCAAGAAGGTCACGGCGAAGGCGCTGGCCGGTGCTGCGGTGGGCGACTTGGTGAACGTCTGGAACAACGTCGCAACGACCTTCTCGGCCATCAAGCTCGATGTCACCGACACGGCCAGTGCTGCCGGGTCGATGCTGCTCAACCTGTTGGTGGGTGGTGCTGCTCGGTTCCAAGTGACCAAGGCCGGTGCGGTGACGGCGGCGGGGTCGGTCAAGTCCACCTCGGCCTCTGGTGGCATCGGCTACGCGACCGGCGCGGGTGGCGTTGTCACTCAGGCGACGAGCAAGAGCACGGGCGTCACGCTTGACAAGGTCTGCGGCACCATCACGATGCACAACGCGACTCTGGCGCACCAGACCCCTGTCGCATTCACGCTGACGAACAGTGCCATCGAGGCGACCGATGTGGTGGCCGTATGCGTGAAGTCAGGCGGCACTGCTGGTGCGTATCTGGTGAGCGCAGGCGCTGTCGCGGCTGGTTCGTGCTCGATCACCCTGTTCAACTGCCAGACCGCAGGCAACTTGTCTGAGGCCGTGGTGCTCCAGTTCGCAGTCATTAAGGCCGTAGCGGCCTAATCGGAGAAAATCATGGCTACAGGCATTGTTCTCGTATCAAACGCAAGCGCGACCGGCGCGTGGATCGCATGGCCGGGTGGTCGTGGCGAGTTCCGTGTTGAGGCGACCTTCGGTGGCGGCACGGTCAAGCTGCAGTGCAAGGGTCCGAACGGCACCGCGCAGGATGTGGGTGCAGATGTGACGCTGACTGCGGCTGGTGGTGGCATCTTCGAGCTGGGTGCGGGTGAGATTCGCTGCAACATTGCGACCTCGACTGCTGTCTATGCCATGGCGTTGCGCATCCCGAGCCCGAGCTTCTAATGCGCACTTGGCCTCGAAGTCAGGAGCGCACGACTGGTCGCGCATTGCGACGCGACGGCACGGGCGATGACCAGAGTGCTGGCAACCTTGTGACCGAGATCGACGAGAACATCACGCTGGAAAACGGCGCGTTCCTGCTCTTGGAGTAACGATGGACTCACGCGCACAAGACGTCCTGCAAGGCTACGACCGGCTCAAGGGCGCTCGTGGTACATGGGAGTCCCACTGGCAGGAGGTTGCCGAACGGGTCTGGCCGTCGATGGCCGAGATGACCGGCCAGCGTACGCCGGGCGAGAAGCGGTCGGAGAAGATATTCGACTCGACGGCGCAGCGGGCCTTGCCTCGATTCTCTGCCGCGATGGACTCGATGCTGACACCTGCCACGCAGATGTGGCACGGGTTGCATACCGGCATCCCCGAGCTTGATGAGAACGTGGCGGTGCAGCGGTGGTGCGATGCCCTGCGAGACATCCTGTTTCGGCAGCGGTATGCGCCGACGGCCAACTTTGCCTCGCAGGTGTTCGAGTGCTACATGAGCCTTGGTGCGTTCGGCACCTCGACGCTGTTCATCGACGAGGTTCCTGGCGTAACGCTGCGGTACCGCGCCATCCCGCTCTCCGAGATTGTCATCGACCTCGACCATACGGGTCGGGTGGACACGGTGTATCGCTGCTTCCAGTTGACGGCGCGGCAGGCGATGCAGGTACCGGGCTGGGCTGACAAGCTCCCGCGTGGCATCAAGGCTGCTGCGGGTGACCGGGCGAACGATCTGTTCGAGTTCATCCACTGCGTCAAGCCGAACGACGGGTACAGGTCTGGCAAGGCGGGTCCCGACGGGATGCCGTTCATGTCGCGCTATGTTGCCCGGCAGGGTAACGCGCTGCTCGCCGAGTCGGGCTATCGCTCGATGCCGTATGCGGTGGGTCGGTATGTCACCGGCCCGCGTGAGATTTATGGGCGGTCACCTGCGATGGAGGCTCTGGCCGACATCAAGTCCCTGCAGGAGATGGAAAAGACCATGCTTCGGATGGCGCACCGCATGGTCGACCCGCCGCTCATCCTGTCCGAGGAGGGGGCCTTGAATGCCTTCTCGGTGCGTCCCAATGCACTGAACTACGGCTACCTCCGCGAGGATGGTACGCCGTTGGTTCAACCCCTGATGACTGGCGGGAACCTGCCGATCGGGATGGAGATGGCCGACCAGAAGCGCAAGGCGGTGAACGATTCGTTCCTCGTCACGCTGTTCCAGATTCTGGTCGAGAGTCCGCGTGTGATGACGGCGACCGAGGTGATGCAGCGAGCCCAGGAGAAGGGTGCGCTGCTTGGTCCGACCATGGGGCGGCAGCAGTCGGAGTTCATCGGTCCCATCATCGAGCGCGAGTTGGACCTGCTCTCTGCGTCGGGTGGGTTGCCCGAGCCGCCGCCGCAGCTCATGGACTATGTGATGGCGGGTGGCGAGATTCTCCCCAAATACACCGGGCCGCTCGCTCGGATGATGAAGTCCGAGGAGGCTGCGGGCATCCTGCGCACCATCGAGGCCATCCTGCCGGTTGCGCAGGCATCGGGCGACATCAAGGTGCTGCGCCGTATCAACGCTGACCAGGCGCTCAAGGTCATCGCCGAGGCGAACAACGTCCCTGCCAAGGCGCTGCGGACGGATGAGGAGCTCGAGGCGATGGACATGGCCGATCAGCAGCAGGCTCAGATGCAGCAGCTTCTCGCGGCTGCTCCGCTTGCGGGTCAGGCTGCGGAGCGGTTTGCCAAGGCCGAGCAGATAGCGGCCTCTGCGCCCCGGCGTGAGGTCTTGTGACCATGGCTTTCGGAGACGACGATCCCATGACGAATCCTGATGCGTGGTCTTCTCGTCTGCGAAAGGTTGAGGGTCGGCAACAGACTCACGAGGAGGTGTGTGCCGAGCGCTATACCCGTCTGCGTGATGACCACCTCGAACTGCGCACGACCATCGCGTCGAGCCGCATCGACATGAACAAGCGTGTGGACACCATCCAGCATCTGCTCGTCAAGATCGCGTTCGCATTACTGACCGGCATGGCCGGGATTCTGGCGACCATCGTCTTTTTCAAATGAGCAGCCGTCGTCTCGAAGACCTGCACCCGCTGATGCGTCCGCTCGTGAATGCGTTCCTCGCGGCGTGTGTGCGTGACGACATCGACATCCTCGTGACCTGCACTTACCGATCGGATGAGGAGCAGGCGCGACTCTACGCGCAGGGGCGCACCAAGCCCGGCCTTAAGGTGACGAATGCGAAGCCCGGTCAATCGATGCACAACTTTCGATTCAACGGCAAGCCTGCGAGTCTGGCCGTGGATGTCGTGCCGCTGGTGAGCGGCAAGCCGGTCTGGTCTGCGTCTGCCCCTGTCTGGCAGAAGGTCGGCAAACTCGGCGAGGAGGCTGGCCTCGAGTGGGCGGGGCGGTGGAAGCGGTTCCGAGAGTTCCCGCATTTCCAGCATCCTAGAGCGAAATCTGTCCGGTTATCTGTCAACTAATCGTATTACAGAGCGAGGTGAATCATGACTGCTGAACAAGTTGCGGGCATTGTCCGTGCTGTCGTCGCCGCTATTGGTGGCTATCTGGTGGGCAAGGGCATCGCGGATGCCGAGACCATCGCTGCGGTGGGTGGCGCTGCTGCCACGATCGCTGCTGC